CCGCATGGTCTGCGTCGAGGCGAAGATCGGGCGCGATCCGCAACGTCCTGCGCAGCGCCGCTTTGAGGCTGCGATCACGCGGGCAGGTGGAATCTATATTCTCGCTTGGTCCGTCGATGACTTGGCCGCGCGGTTGGTCATGGAGGGCTTGGCATGAACCCCGTAATCATAGGAAACGCAACGCTCTACCTTGGCGATTGCAGGGATATTCTGCCGACTTTGGCGGATAACTCTTTGGATATGATTTGGACGGACCCGCCTTATGGTCACAGCAACCATGAAGGTGATTTTAACGCTCGCCTGAACGAGCATCGCGGCATTGAAGGCAGGCCAATCGCTAACGACGATCCTGACTCAATGCGGTTCATTGTAGACTTTGCACTGAACGAAGCGGCGCGGATTCTAAAGCAAGACTGCTGCTGCTGCTGCTGCTGCTGCTGCGGCGGCGGCGGCCCGCGCCCGACCTTTGCATGGCTTGCCCAACGCATGGATAGCGCGGGCCTGTCGTTCTTTCACTCCGTTATCTGGGACAAGAAAAATCCAGGGGTTGGCTGGAGATACCGTCGCCAGCATGAGATGGTTATGGTTGCCCATCGGGAAGGCGGCAAACTTTCTTGGAATGATGACGTTCCGGCAATGGGGAATGTCCTTTCGTTCTCCAAGCCTAAGGATGACCTACACCCCAACCAGAAGCCGTTAGAACTGCCCGCAAAGCAGATTGAGGCGCATTGTCCTGCCGATGGCGTTGTTCTGGACCCGTTTATGGGTTCTGGCACGACCGGCGTTGCGGCGGTGCGTTTGGGGCGCAAGTTCATTGGCATTGAGTTGGACGAGGAATATTTCGACAACGCCTGCAAGCGCATCGAGGACGCGCAACGCCAAAGCGATCTGTTCATTGGAGAGGCCGCATGAACCCCGGCGAAATCTGGCATAACACCCCGTATTCGCATCACCGCAAGGCGATATTCAAGGCTCTGCGCGTGGACCCGTCCGATCGCGCAGCCGGTTTCGCCTGTGCCTGCTTTCGCGTCATTGCTGACGATGGCGTCACCTATATCGCGGGCGCTGTCGGTTGTCCGCCGCACTCTGATTTGGAGCGGTTCATCAACTGGACTCCAGACGACATATCCAACGTCATTCTGTGGAACCCGCGCACGAATGACACCCGCATCCTTGGTGAGGCGCGTTCGCAGACTGTCCTGATCTCGCCTGAGAGCCGCGAAGGAATGATCACGGTCTATCAGGACGCGTTCGCGTTTTTTCGCGCTTGGTGCGAGCGCCGCGCCGAATTCATAGTCCGTAGGCAGGGCGTTATTACAAACGGCTGGCTTCACCCCATGCCGGAGCCCCGCGATAGCTTCATCCCCGGTGCGCTCGTCGTCGGCGATCTTGCCAAGGTCAAGGAATGGCCTCGCCTGTCCGAAGCGACATTGATCCCCGGTCCCGGCGTGTCTGAAGACGATCTCAAGAAATCCGTCTGGCGTTCTGCCGATATTCCCAACATCAATCTGAGGCGCGCCGGATGATGGCTGAAAACGTAATTCCGCTCAACGCATGGCGCGGGCAGCTCGATATGGGCGAAAAGGGCGTGCGCCGGAATCTCACTAATCTCATGATGCACTTGCGCAATCTTGAGGGTTTGGGCCGTTCGATCCGCTTCAATGAATTGTCGATGCAAGCTGAGTGGAACGGCCATCCGATGACCGAAGAGGACATTCTTGATGTCCGCCTCATCATCGAAAAGGCGAATTTCCAGCCAATCGACAAGGATGTCAGACCGGCGATCATGCGACTGGCTCATGAGAACAGCTATCACCCGGTCTGCGACTATCTCAACGGCATTGTCTGGGACAAAAAGCCGCGCATCGACAAATGGCTGCACAAGCTGCTTGGATGCGCTGAGACGGAATATGTGCAGGCGATCTCACCCAAGGTTTTGATTTCGGCTGTTGCCCGCGCTTTCAAGCCGGGTTCGCAAGTTGACACGATGCTCGTCATTGAAGGCGATCAGGGCATCAAGAAATCATCTGCCATCAAGGCGTTGTTCGGCGAGGATTTCACATATGAAATCGTGTCTGGCTTTGACGATCACCGCCGCCTGATCACCAATATCATCGGCGCGTGGGCTGTCGAGTTGGCTGAATTTGTCTCAGTCCAGCGATCTGCGACGGGCTCGGTCAAGGGGCTTGTCACAATCCGCCGCGACCGCGTTCAACTACCTTATGCGCGCGGTCTGTCCGATCTTCCGCGTCGGTTCATCTTCGTCGGCACGATTAACCCCGGCGCGTCAGGATATCTGGACGACGATACGGGAAATCGACGCTATTGGCCTGTGACAGCCACCAAGTGCGATATTGAGGCCATTGTCGCCAACCGTGATCAAATGTGGGCTGAGGCCGTGCACAGGTTCCGGCAAGGTGAGCGGTGGTGGCTGGACGAGAGAGAGTCGGACATCGCGCTTATCCAGACGCAGGACCGCGCATCGACGGACCCTTGGATTGAAATTCTGCGCGAACGATTTGCCGACTTCCAAGGCGAATACGTCACATCAACACTTGCCCTGAGCAAGATCGGCGTTCCGGCTGAGCGCATGGACAAGGCAACTGAGATGCGCGCGACGTCATGCCTGAAGGCGCTTGGTTACGTCCGCAAGAAGGGTCGGTTTGAACAAGGAGGCAAGGCGATATGGGCATGGGTGAAATCGTGAAACCACACCGTCAAATATGCGGGAACAATGGTGGGTTGTTCCCACGTACCGAAGCGGGAACGCGCAATAATATTTCAACGCCGGTAGGAACGTTCCCACTGTTTTCCCACCTAAAAAATATGGTGGGAACGAGGTGGGAACCGTTTAAAATCAACAACTTAACCCCCTATGTTCCTACCTTTAGAACAAATAAAGAGAAAGAGTATAGGGAGTTTCTAGGGAATTTTTTTCCCAAAATTGCCCAAAAGTGGGAACAGACCCTTTTTCGAGGCTGTTTTTCCCCCTCCTTCACCCCCTTCCACGGTGGCCGCTCATGAAGCCCTATTCGCCACCATCCAGACATTCCGCGCTTCAGTCGGCTCTTGATCTCATTGCCGATCTGGAAACCATCTCCACCACGCGCGAACTATCTCTTGGCGAGTCTGAGCGCCTTGAACGGGCAATTCAGCGCGCCAACCGTCTCGACAATACCCATGCCCGTCTATTTCGCCCCTGGACGCCCTCAGACGACCATAAGCTGGCCTATCTGGTGTCAGTGTCCAGAACTGCCGACGACATCGCCACGCAGCTTGACAGGACGTCTCACGCGGTTCGGCGGCGCATCCACAAACTGAAACGGCACGGCATGATTGAACGAACCGACCGTCGCAAACTCAGATACGCCGAACAAGGGTTCAAATGCGGCGGCGATGATGACGGGATAGGAGGTTAGGTTATGGCTGAGACATGGCGCACCCCTGAAATCGCTGAGACGATCATTGAAGGGCTGTCAGAGGGCATCCCGCTTCGTCAATTGGCGAGGTTGCACGGGTTTTCAAAGTCCGCATTCTACGATTGGGTGAAGGATGATGAAGAGTTCGCCGGACGCATCGCGCGTGCGCGCGACGAAGGCTTTGATGCCATCGCCGAAGAGGCTCTTGAAATCGCTGATGACGGCTCGAACGACTGGATGGAGCGCGAAGGACGGACAATCGTTGACAGCGATCATGTGCAGCGTTCGCGCCTGCGGATCGACACTCGCCTGAAGCTGCTCGCCAAATGGAATCCGAAAAAATACGGCGACAAGCAACTCATCGGGTCCGACCCTGAAAATCCGATACCGCAGGGCTTCACGGTCAATTTCGTCAAGGCGACTAAGTGACAGGCGTTCTCGACCTTCCAGACTACGCAGAAACGCTCTGGCAGCCTTTTAGACACCTTGGGCTGCATGGAGGGCGCGGTGCAGGGAAATCGCGCACAGTGGCGACCGCGCTCGTCCTGCAAGCGATGGAGGGGCATCAACGGGTGCTGTGCGGGCGCGAGGTGCAGAAATCCATCAAGGATTCCGTGAAGCGCCTAATTGACGACGAAATTCAGCGCCTTGGCCTGTCCAGCGTGTTCGATAGCGTCGAGACGGAAATACGTGGCCCCAATGATAGCCTGTTTCTGTTCTCTGGCATCAAGGGAAACGCGAACGGCATCAAGTCCATTGAAGGCATCACGACGTTTTGGGGCGAAGAGGCTCAGGCATTCAGCCAGTCGAGCATCGACACACTGATCCCGACAATCCGCGCGCCGAATTCGCGCCTGATCTGGACATGGAATCCAGACCTGGAGACGGACCCGGTTGATGTGTTGCTGCGTGGCGAGAAAGGACCGCCGCCGAATTCCATCGTGCGTGAAGTGAATTATGACGACAACCAGTGGTTTCCCGAAGTCCTTCGCGCTGAGATGGAATATGACAAAGCGCGCGATCTCGACAAATATCTCCACGTCTGGCGCGGGCAATATCGGCGCAATTCCGAGGCGCGCGTGTTCAAAAACTGGACGGTCGAGGCATTCGACACGCCAGCCAATGTGGAATTCAGGCTTGGTGCCGACTTCGGGTTCTCGATTGACCCATCATGCGCGCTTCGGTGCTGGATCGACGGGACAAGGATTTACGTTGACCATGAGGCATGGGGGCTTGGCGTCGAAATTGTCGATCTGCCAAAGCTGTTCATGTCGATCCCTGAGGCTGAACGGTGGTGGATGACGGCTGACAGTTCGCGGCCCGAAACGATCAGCCACCTGCGCAAGAATGGTTTCCCGCGCATTGCCCCTGCATTGAAGGGCGTCCAGGGGCGAAATAGAC